CGACTTTAAAATCACGCATGGCTGGCTCCTTTTAAACTTGGCAATTGATCAATAAACTCCAAAGCTTCTTCAAGGCTCTCTGCATACCCAACATCGAGTTGTGGCTCACAATCAGGGTCCGCATCTAAGAGTTTGTTTTCAGTATCGGCGTCTATGTCAATAAAGTAAGCACCACCACCACCATAACAATCAGACATGTATTCCCAATGAACTTCTGCGGGAATCCCTTTCTTCTTGAGTTCTGATCTAATTTTTCTACTACTCACGGAATCACCTTTATATTTTTCATAAGCCAATTAGAAGCTGCCGGATGTTTCCAAGCGCCTAGTTCTTCGTACCAACACATTAGATTGCCGCTTTCTATTTTGAAGAATCTTGTTTGACCACCCAACGAAGTAAAGAAGTGTGTAGCGCCATCTGGAGTGTCTTTTTTATTACTCATCCCCGCCTCCGTATATTGATTCGTGGTCTTTGATTGCTTGCTTCAAACGATCTGATTTGTAACCATCTGGAACATATGCTTTTGCACCTTGTAAGCCACCAAGCTTCTTGACCAAATCCAAAGACTCTATGAGGCGATTGACCACATCACGCTCAAATACACGTTCGCCATGGTGAGGCTTGATTTCATCTGTAAAATCAATTTCACCTTCATGAACCACCAAATACTTAGCAGTGTTGACAAATGACATTGATATTCTGAAAGTGTTAGGCCCAAACTCACGAATAAACTGTTCTGGTTTCATACCGCCTCCTTGTAACGTTTAGTAATGGCTTCCTGCTTAAGCTGGTCTAGCATTTTCAGCTTTCTTAATTTCTCGTATAGGTTCGCTGCTGCTCTTGTTTCTTCATTACGAGTACCGAGGTTGTACGCTCTGCGCAGCTTCATCATTGAGGTGTAATCTACAAATTCGTTCATGCTTTCAGCTCCCCTTTAACATTCAGGATGTCTTTTGCGTATTGCGTAGCCTTGTAGGTTGCATATGAATCTTTTTCTAGGTACCCACTTTTGATTAGCTCTTGGACATAGCATTGAATAGTGTTGTTAGGTGCATCTAACACATAGTCACGTAAATCCTTCATTGTGAAAGGCTCAGTCGCATGCGTTGCGAACAACAAAATGTCAAAAATGTTTTGGAACGCGATTACTCTTTGTTTTGGATTCACGCCGCACCTCTCTCTTCCACTGGGAATGACATCCCAACGAAACGGCAAATATCTAAACGGTCTTGAACATTCACAGATCCACGCTTGCCATGACGGTTTTTGGCAATAATTAACTCGGTTACACCAGTTGGCGCATTAGTCTCTTTTTCGAGGATTGGATGAACCATGATGATTTGGTCTGCATCCTGTTCAATCTGTCCAGAATCCTTAAGATCACTTGCTACTGGCTTGTGTCCTTCTGCTCCACGGTTAAGTTGAGCCAATGCAATTACTGGACAATCAAACTCTTTAGCCATGGCTTTTAAATCACGGCTAATTGATGCAACTTCCTGAACACGGTCTTTTTTAGATGGGTCACGAATTAAGCCCAAGTAGTCCACAATGATGCAGCCTAGAGCCTTGTATTTGCGTTTTGCTTTACGCGCATAGCTTTGGATTTCAGAAATTGTTGGCTTCTGCTTCTCTTCAATAAAAATTGGAAGGTTGCGGAACTGAGCTATCGTGCCAGTAAGCTTTTCAAACATCCCGTCATAAATTTCCCCATTGTGCAGATTGTTATATGGGATATGCCCTAATGCTGAGATCATGCGGTTGGTTAGGGTTGGTGTTCCATCTCAGCAGAGATAAATAAAACAGGATGTTGTAGCGCTTAGCAGTTTGCATTGCACACATCTGCGCGAGTGTTGACTTGCCACTACCCGGACGACCACCAATTACGCAAAAATGTCCTTTCTCGATTGTGCCAAGAAGGTTATCAAGATGAGGAATATTGAACTGGACACCTATGAAGCCCTTTTGTTCCTTCTGGGCAATCTTTTTCTCAAATCGCTCAAGTGTCTTTTCTAAAGCTTGGTTAAAATCAAAGCCTGTTTGCTTTTGCTCAATTGAATTACTAGACGAACTAAATAAATTCTCAGCAGCTAAGTAAACATCAGTAATGGTCAAATCTTTAGCGCACTCTGCAATCGAGAGACCAATATTTTCAACTTCACGATGCTGCTTAAGTTTATTCAACTCAGCAACAAAATATTCCAGGTGGTGTACGCTACCAACTGCACTGTTAAGTTCAATTAAATACTCTTCTCCACCAATGTCATTGAGAAGATTTCGCTCTTGTAGATGCTTGCAGACAAATACTGAGTCATATGGCTTATCAGCATTAGCAAGCTCAACAATTGCCTTGTAAATAATCTTGTGACGACCAGCGTAAGAATGTTCTTCGGTAAGATCATTTGCGACAACCTCTAGGGAATGGCTCACTGTCATCAATGCGACTAGCACACTCTGCTCAATTGTCATATTTTGAATGTTTGTACTCATTACCAGTCTCCATATTGCAATTGGGCATTAGAGAAATCAGGAGCTACCACAGAGCTGTTGACCTGAAACCAATACTCGTTTTCCCATTGTTTTTGGTTTAACCAAGTGCTAGGTGATGGAATGAACTCACCATCCTGCTTTGTCCAAGAGACATCAGATTTTTGTTTTTCAAGAATTGAAAGAAGTGTTTCAATCGCAAAACTTCCTTCATGCTTTGTGAAAGTTTTATAAGTGCCAGACTTGTCTGATTTACGTTTACAAGTTGGATATGCAGACCAGAACTTCTCAAAGTTTTCTGAGTAACCCACCCCTTGTTTTTCTTTGTTTTTATTATTGTTATTGTGTGGCGAATTTTTAGTATGGTTTGATACTAAATTTTCGTATGGTTCCGTACTATTTTTTAGCATAGCTAAATTTTCGCTAGGCGAATTTTTAGTATGGTTTTCAGTGGTAATTATCTGGTCAGTTAGAGACCATTCATTAATTTGTTTGTCAGTTTCAAGGCGGATAATTACACCCATCTCTTCCAAAATTAATAGGCCTTTTTGTACAGTATCCTTGTTGTATCCAGTTGCTTTTACAAACTGAGATAGGCTGATGCTATCTGCTTGTTTATTCCAGCCACGCGTTTTACGAACAATGAGAAGATAACAAGGCAAAGCTGCACCCTTCATCTTAGCCATATGTCCGTTATCTATTAGGTCATTAGGAATCTGGAATGCATTAGAAATAAAACTAGTCATACCAAGCTCCTCTTAAACTCTTCATAAGCATCGTTGATTTCTTCAATGAAGAATTCATCACTTGAAGCATCGTAAAGCCTTTGAAGATCACCATACTGGCGTGCATATTTCGCACCTTCATAAACTTCATGCTCATACTCCCTTATGAACCGCAAAGCTGTAGGATTCATAGTAATGACGCTCCAAGTTACTTTTAGCCTCAGCTACAGCAACCGAGTTTTTTAAACTGCGTTCTATTGCATAAGCCTCAACCGCTTTTTGAAATAAACTAATCTTCCGATTTAGTTCAATGTCTGCTAATATTTGATAGTTCATTTGGTCCTTCTCCGATTGAACATTGAGCCTGATCCACGAAATCAGGCTTTTTTATTTATCTAAATCCCCGTTAATCCCTTCTGGTTCCTCATCGAAGCTGATTTCAGTAGAGATATCCCGTACTAAAGCGCCTAATCCCAAGCGCTGAAAAGCTTTTGCTTGTAAATTAAAGACATGCCACTCACCTACGATTTCTTTCTCAAGCAAGAAAGCCAAATAGCTGGCAAGGTCTTTTTCTTTTACAGAAGCGAGTGTTTTAGCTCGTTCATGGATTTCGGGAGATAAACGCACATGCGTAGATTTTTTTTCAAGGCTCATAAAACTTTCCTTATGCCGCTAAATGTTTTGGATTTGCTTTATCGAGTAGCCATTCTTGAGTCACTTTCCCGTTACTGTGCTCAGCAAGAATCTGTGCGTAGTTGGTTTCACCTGTGTAATCAGTACGTGGCAATACACCTTTCTCTGCCATCTTTCTTACAGCAACGTAGGATATCCCAAGTAATGACGCTGCATTGGTTCGCCCACCAACAGCATCAATGGCTTGTTGAATAGGATTCATATCTTAAACCTTATTTAAACCTAATTAATATTTTTATTAAACCATGAGTTAAAATTATTTTCAACCTATGGTTGCTTACAATTTTATATTTTTTATACGAAAATTTAACCAAAGGTTTCACGCGATGAAAGTTATGAGCACAATGGTTGAGCGCATTCAGGAAGCACTGAAAGCAAAGAAATTATCATGGTCTAAAGCTGCCACAATGATTGGCCTGACTCCTCAAGCGCCTTCTAAATGGAAAAAAGGACAGATTGGCAAAGAGACTTTGGATAAGTTGGCCGAACTTTTAGAAGTTGATGCCGGATGGCTTCTAAACGGGAAGAAAAAACAAAATTTAACCAACTTCAACATGCAAGAATTTATGGATAAGCACGGTCTATCCAAGAAAGATGAATCATCATTTGATGTGAATGATATTCAAAGCCCGTCAGTAGTTGAGTATGGTGGGGATGATGGATTTATCTGGATTGATGTGGTAGAGGCAAGTTTTTCTTGTGGCACAGGAGAGTCTATAGAGTTTCACTTTGATGTGATCAATGGAAAACAGCCATTCCCACCTAGTTTTTTTAAACAAAAAAATGTTCATCCTGATTGCATGCGCATCATCAAGGCTAAAGGCGACAGCATGGCGGACAAGATTGATGATGGGGATTTGGTTGGCATTGATATATCCCAAACCGACATTATCGATGGTCAAATTTATGCTGTTTACTTTGAGGGTGAAGGCATGATTAAGCAGATTTTCAAGGAAGAAGGCGGGAAACTGATTCTGCACAGCCTAAATCCTAAATACAGAGATCGTGAAGTCACGGAGCAAAATGGATTGAATTTTAAAGTTATGGGTCGCCAATTTTGGCGTGCAGGTTAAAAAAGGAGAATGGAATTGGATAACGCAAAACTACCAATCAATCAGATTATTGCTCGCATCAATGATGCTGCGAAACATGGTGAAGCTTTGGTGCTAACAGCCGAAGAAGTAAAGATTCTTTCTAAAGATATTGGCGACAAAGTCTTTATTCCTGTGCTTACTAATGAGCAGGTCGTGCAGTTGGTAAAAGAAGGAAAGCTAGGACAGAAAATTAAATAATAAAAAAAGACCGATGATAAGTCGGTCTTTCCATCCAAGGTTAGGAAGGTCTTGGATTGACTAATGTTGGCAGCATTAGCCTTTGCGCCCACCAATATCACAAGATAATTGATAAATTGAGAATAACATATGTTTGGAGAAATTCATGTTGCTTGATAGAGTTTTGCAATTGGAGTTGATGGAAAAAATGGCTTCAACCTACCCTTTAGCTTATGATTTTTCACATGAAGTGTACCAACTTGAAGACGAATCTAGGAAGAAGGTATTTGCAAATTTATATTATCTACAATCCCATGAATTATTAGAGCCTAAAAGTATATTTCTTCAGCTTGGCTTTGGAGCAATACAAAACTCAACATTCACACTTGGGTATACTCGCTTAACCCAAAAGGGTGCAGATTTCATGGCTAATGATGGAGGTTTATCTGCAATATTTGGAGTGGTGACAATAAAATTCGAAGCAGACCAATTTAAAACTATATTAGAATCAAAAATCATGGCAACCGATTTACCGCCTGCTGATAAGCGCAAATTGATTGATGGGCTTCGATCGCTTTCTGGCGAGAGTATAAAACACCTGACAACGAAAATTGTGGATTTGGGCTGGGATAATCTAGGGACACTAATTCGGATAATTCAAAGCAGCCTGGCTTAGCAATTTGCTTAAACTTTAGGAAACCAATTGGCTTAGTGTAATCACCAACTGGCACATAAAACTCATCACCATCAAATGGAAAATTTTCAAAGTAAATTTGAGTTGAGTATTGGAAAAGTCTGTTTTCAATAATTACTATATTTTCTAATTTCATAAACTTACCTATCGTGACCCGACACGATCCTTTAAAAACATTTCGGGAGGAGTATTTCACGTGAGTAAAATTGTAAATATTAATTCTGAACTAATTAATTTCTATATTGTCTTAAACGATCATGCTCTTGAAATTGATCTTAAAAACAGTGATAGGATCTGCTATACAATGATGGATAGGGATACGATAAATAAATTCATATCATCAACAGACAAAGACCAATTTTATCTTGATAACATTAAGTCAAATAGAAACTTCCGCTCAGAAATTACACTTAAGAAGCACGCTTAGGAGTTGGGTGGTGACCTGCTAGTTTTTCTAACTTTTCAATGGCATCTGAAAAGAACTCGCGTCTCCACTCTAAATCTAATTCACCAGCATATAGCGCTTCCAGCACAATCAGCTTTAGCTCGCCTTCTAAAATTATTGGAGATTCATCCCAAATATCTAGGCGTGCACAACAACTGTTTCTTTTATTCTTAGCGATCATAACAAACTCCATCCAACCCACCCCGTGTGGGTTTTCTTTTGTCTATTAAAGCATATTTAAACCTAATCATAAATTATTTTCACCTATGGTTTAATTTATGCTTGCTTTTATTTTATACCTTTGGTTTAATAAATCTCACCAGATAACAAAAAAGTCCCAGACATCTGACCGACGGGACTTTTACTCAATGAGTGAGAAGATTATGAATATAAAAGCGAACATAGTCAAATCAATGGGATTTGTAGGAGTAGTTAGTGCTCTAACTGCTGCTTATGCATTTACCCCAGCTAACAACGAACCTGTAACCGTTGTGGCTCCTTTCAAAGTTGAATCAATCGACCCTGAGAATGAACAGGCTGTACTTCAAACTGTAAATGAAGCTTACACGTTAGAAGTTGATTTTGATGCTCAGTATTCAATTGATGGAAACGGCTATCAATCATGGCGTGATGTTGAAATTAACGAGATTAAAGACATTCGCGTTTATGACGAAGATGGAGAGGTCTTGGCTTACGTTGACCGTTTAGACGTAGTTGAGATTAAAGACCTTATCGAATCAGGAATTAGAGAGCGCATTTAAACGCTCCATGGTGATCAATATGAATGCACATCCTGAAATTATCGAAGTATCAGGACTGAAAAGTCTTATCAAGGATTCAGTACAAGCCCTTCTCCCTTTATCAAGTGAAGAAGACACGGTCATCACTGATGGTGGCAATTGGATTCATCTTCGCTATGTAGGCCGTGGTACCGAGCAAATCCAATTGGAGCTAGGTGATCATTTTTCTATCAAGACAAAGATTTCTTACTTGCGCGACACGCTGAATCGCTTAGCAGAAATTAAGAAAGAGTTGAGAGGTGGGTGATGGAAGTTAATAAAAAAGTTAAAGGCTTAACTAAAAACATCATCAGCCTTTGTATGGATATAACCGCTACTGGAAATGATGCGTTCTTTTCTTACCAAGCTCATGTTGGATGGCTTGAAGTGAAAGTTTATCGAGGATCTTGGAACAGAACCAGCGATCCAATTTATTCAAAAGACTATATCGAAGTTGTTATTTCAGATGATGAACATGCAAATCATGTAATTCATAAGCTGAAAAGAACCGCCGAAGAACTCACTGAAATTCTAGAAGGCTTCTTAGGAAAGAATTAGGAAAAGATTATGAATGCGCCAGTTTTGGTACATAACATGTCGAATGCAGCGTATCACGCACATTCAGCTGTTAGTAGCTCACAGCTTAAAACCATTCTGCGTTCTCCTGCACACTTCTTTGCTGAGCACATGAGTGGTAAGGAACACAAGCAGACTACTGCAATGGCGCTTGGTACTGCGGTTCATGTTCTATTTCTTGAACCAGAAGTTTTTAACGATGAAGTTGCAATCGAGCCAATCGTTAATAAACGAACAAATGTAGGTAAAGAAGCTATAGCAAAGTTCTTACAGGACAATGCAAGCAAGACAATCATTACCGAAGAACAGTACCAGGCAGCTGCTAAAGCTGCGGAAGCAATGAAACGCCACCCTATGTACAACATGATTTTATCAGGTGGTATTCGTGAAGCTTCGATCTTTTTTGATGATGAAGAAACAGGTCTTGAATGTCGTATTCGCCCTGATTGGCATGTAGCACCTGAAACAAGTGAATATTTCCCTAACGGGTTAATTGTAGACATCAAAAAGACAACGGATGCGCGTGCAAATGCATTTTCAAGAAGTTGTCAAAACTACGATTACTCACTTTCAGCGGCTATGTATATCAATGGATACAAGGCTTATTACGGTGATGAATACAACCCTTCTTTCCTATTTTTTGCAGTAGAAGAAGACGATCCGCATGAGTCAATCATCTATTACGCATCAGATGAAATGCTGTTTATTGGTGAGCAGAAACGCCGATCTGCAATGCTGACTCTACTTCAATGCAAAGAGTCAAATGAGTGGCAAGGCTACACAAAACAGATTCAACCAATTGATTTGCCTTTATGGGCTAAGAAAGAATTTCTAGGAGAATAACAATGAATATGCTTGCAACATTAAATCAAGGCATTGTTCCTCAAGCTGAAACAGCAGCAAATGTACTTGCAGCACAAGCAAAGGCTCAAGTTGAAGCGCGTTATATGATGGCTATGCATCGTCCTAGAAATTGGGATGCTGTGCGTCAAGACCTTTTAAAAGAATGTCGTCGCCCGTCATTTGCTGACAACACATCTACCTACTACAAAAAGCCCGTAGGTGGTCGATCTGTAACAGGTTTAGGAATACGTTTTGTTGAGGTCGCAATTCGCTGTATGACAAATATTCTTGTTGAAACAACAATGATATTTGAAGATGAACATAAGGAGATTCATCGCGTCTCAGTAACTGATCTTGAGTCAAATACAACATACCCACAAGACATAAAAATCAATAAAACAGTGGAACGCAAGGCAATTGCGGGTCGTGATGTTGTTAGTGAGCGCCTCAATAGTGAGGGTCAAAAAGTATATGAGGTTGTTGCCACTGAAGACGAAATGCTTAACAAGCGCAATGCTGCGATTTCTAAGGCAATTCGTAATGCTGGACTTCGTATCATTCCGGGTGATTTACAGGATGAAGCAGAGCATTTAATTCTGCAAACCCGTCAAAGTGGCATTAAAGAAGATCCAGAGAAGTACCGCAAGCAAATTGTGGATTCATTCAACAACATTGGCGTTAAAGCGCAAAACCTTGTTGATTATATCGGCTGCCCTCTTGATCAGTGCTCACCTGCTCAAATCGACGAATTGCGCGCTGTATTTGGAGCAATCAAAAACGGTGAAACCACATGGCAAACAGTTATTGCTGAGAAAAATGAGCAAGAGTTATCAGAAGGTAAAAAAAGCCCTTCAAATGACATTAATGCAGTAAATCAAGCAATTCAGCAACAGGGCTAATGACATGAACGACTGGCAAATATTACGAAGTCGGTATGGCAGCAAACGAAGCTATAAAAACCGTATGGCTCTTAGCACATTCGAACTAGAGCACTTTAAAGAATGGCTAGTAGACCAAGGTGCAGACGTCTACACCAAGACAGAACAAAACGAACTTTTGCGATTTAGATTAAATGGCCAATTAGGTATTTGGTATGAGTCAGGCTCAGGAAACCTACTAATGCATGATTTGGCAGATAAGTATTTGGAGACGGCAGCATGAAAAAAATTGAATTAAACGCAATTAGCGGTACTTCTGACCAGATCGCAGAAGAGATTTTTAAGAAAATTATTGGGCCTATGGTTGATGAAATGAATAGCCAAGATAAAGACTCAGCAAAGGTTTTCACATTCTCAGTAATGTGGCTTGGTATGGCTCTATATGCTGCTCAATTTGAACCGCACAATGCCAAGAAAACAATTCAATTTAGTGTTGATCAGTTCATGCAAACGTTCGACAAATTCAGCAAAAGACCGAGCTAAGGAGCAGCAGCATGACAGATTTGAATAAGTTAAGAAGTGAGTTTGAGGGAATTCCTGAAATTAAGACTCACGTAGATCACGGTAATGTTTTTTGGAGTGATAAGAATCAAACTTATGCATCTGAATTCCAGTGTCTTCACGCAGTGGCATGCTACGTAAATGGTGCTTGGTTTGGTTGGCAAGAAAAAGCCAAAGCTCAGGCGGTGCCAGAGGATTACTGTTTAGTACCTAAAGTGCCTACAGAAAAGATGTTCCAAGCTTACGAACGTTACTCAGTCGCACCAATGTCGACGCTGAGTAAAACTGGATACAAGGCAATGATTGAAGCAAGCGAATCGGGAGCTGAGGGATGAGCATAACTCTTAATGGTCACCAATTAAAAAGCCTTCTCGAATTTGTAAATCCAGATGGTGAAAATGATTTAGATCAACTTGAAACTGAACTAACT